TGCTTCACTTGAGTCTGCATCTCCATCACTTAGTGTTTCTCCTACGAGTAATGCTGCTGTCAATGATCCACTAACAGTCTCTGCTGTTACGCAAAATGCACAATTTATGTCAACCAGTGGAGGAAATGCACAAATAGCAGCTGCTTTGATGTCACTGGCAGCACAAATTCAAAATGGTTCTCTGGGCAATGCTCAAGCAACACAGTCTCCTATGGATGGATTTGCTGCTGGTCTAGCTACGGGCGGCATGGGTGGTCACGGATCACTTACCTTCGCTAGTACATTGCATCTCAAGAGTTTAGTATAATAATGAATAATCCCGCTAATCCCACAGAATTTAAGATACTGAAAGCGATACTTTTTCCTCATAAAGGAAAAGAAATTCCTTTCACGCCACTTGTTCTAAGTTTCAACTATGGTGAAGATGTAACTGCTCCCTTTGTGTCAGCAGAGTTAGAGATTATTGATACTGCTTCTTTGCTCAATGGTAGTGGATCAAATCCGCCAATCAAAGGTGGAGAGAAGGTTCAAATTGATGTGCAATGTATCAATGAAACAGATGCATTTTCATACCAATTTGTAATTTGGCAAATTACTAACAGATATGTAAAACAGAACAAACAATACTATACAATGAGTTTGATTTCTGGTGAAGCATTGCAGAATGAACTAACTAGGGTTCCTAGAAATATGTCTGGAAATCCTCAGGACATTATGGGAACGCTTTTGCAAAAAGACTTGGGAACCAATAAACCAATTTACTCTGAGAAGTCTTTGTTTGATATTCAACTCCTAGGAAATATGAGGAGACCATTTGACATCATTGGAGATATCGCTGTAAAATGTGTAAGTTCTAAGGGAGACTACGGACAAGGAAACAAACCAGCAAGTGGTACAGCACCACAGACAACTGCTAAAAAGATAAAAGGATCTGGTGGATTTTTCTTCTGGGAGACTTTTAGAGGGTATAATTTCTTTGCAGTTGATTCTTTATGTGCTGATGGAAAGAGCAAACTAAATTCAGAGAAACTCGATGAAGCTAGAAGCAACTGGGGTGTAGAAACCTGGGGACCATATGTTGAAATGCAGGGCAATGTGGAAGGATCTGGTGACACAAGATTCAATATATTACAAGCGCAATTCTTTAGTGAAATCAACATGATGGAATCGCTCAGGAAAGGAAAGTATTCATCTCTAATTACATTTTTCAATACATCTACGGGGCAGTATGAAGAATATGTCTATTCTTTGAAAGATGCATATGACAATATGGCACATCTAGGTGGTCAGGAATCTTTAGATTTAATTCCATTGGAAAATAAGGAACTTTCTGAATATCCCACTAGAATTATGTCGATGTTGATCGACCACGAAACATGGTATAACGAACCTGGAGTAGCATCTCCAGAACCATCAGACAAATCTGATAAACCAACAAAGTTTGCAGATTGGTCTAAGTATTACATGGCACAGTCTCTTGCTAGATATCAAATTCTCAAAAATCAAATATGTTCAATCGTAATCCCTGGTAATCCTAGAATTTGCGCGGGTGATAGAATTGACATTAGGTTGATGAGTAAACTGCCAAAAGAAGAGGCAAGTAAGGATCCATATGACAAAGAGAGCAGCGGGATTTACCTAATCAAAGCTGTTTCTCATGATTATGATGGAATCAAAGGAACAAACGGCAGATTTTCCACAACATTGACTCTCATCAGAGATTCTTTTGGAATGAAAGGCGACGCATCATCACACGGTAACTAAATACGTAACAGGAGGTACTACACATGGACAGCATCGAACAGCATATCGAAAAGGATAAAGAGATTCTGCAGAATCCTCTGACATCCCCACAGCAACGTCGCCATATTGAAGGCGAATTGCATGACCTAGAAGAATATGTTGAGCATCATAAAGAAGAGATCGAAGCAGGAGATCATCATGATCCTTCTCCATTAGAACTCTACTGTGATCAAGAACCAGGAGCTCCAGAGTGCAAGTTGCATGATAACTAAGAATGGATGAGGCATTATCACGTCTGATTCCAACAAACCGCGTCGGTCATGACGGATTTAATTGGTGGGTTGGACAGATTGAAAAATCTGCAGAAGACGAACCAGGCAATAAAGGTGGATATAGACACAGAGTTAGAATAGTTGGAGATCACCCAGGTGATCCCGCTATTCTTCCATCTGAAAAATTGCCATGGGCAAGCGTGATGATGCCTGCCAACGTTCCTTTCATGCCAGGGAACGTTGCTGGTGCTGGAGACCAGATGACTGAGGGTTGTTGGGTCATTGGTGTTTATTTGGACCATGACAAACAAAAACCCCTGATCATGGGTACTATTGGCGTCACTCCTGGCGCTACAAAGATTTTTTATCAACCAAAATTACCAAGACCAACATTTATTACTGGACCCAGTGCAAAGTATCAGGTAGAACCATATAAAGATGGTGCTGATGTACCAGAGACACCACCTACAGATACCGAACCAGGAACAGCAAAAGACGGAACTAGAGGTACAAATACTGGTCTTGCTACTGGTAGGACCAGATCTGATGGTGCTGAAGATATCCCACTAGCACCTGCAATCAAAGAACGAGTTGCTAAAGAGCAGTGGTGTCAACTTACAGCAGAAAAGTGTAAAGAACAGAATGTTGGACAAAAGATGGAGATCATTATTGGTCAACTTCTTGCAGACATTCAGGGTAGTGGTGGAAATATTGGTGACTTTTATATTAGTAAAGTTACTGGTGGTTTGCAAAGTGCTATTGCTACTTCGAGAGTACATATCAATAAAGCAACTTTAGTAGTCACTGAGTTTGTAGCAAAGGTAAAGGGATATATCAAAAGTCTTTTGCAGCAAGGTGTTGATGCACTAGTCAAAACCTTGCTGAGAGTTGATGATACGGGAAACGCTCTAACACCAGTTACAGAGTTCTTCAACAATGCATTGAAGAATCTTGGTTGTGAGATGGCAGATCTTGGCAAGAGACTACAGGATTGGTTGACAAACGTGTTGATGAGTTTTGTCAATCAGATCTATCGTATGGCAGTCTGTCAGGTTGACACTCTTATCAATGGAATCATCTCTAAGATGAATCAGTTGATTACTGATCTTCTTAATAAGATTCTCGGACCTCTGCAGTCAATTCTTGGTGCTATCGCTGCTCCTTTGAATATTATTGGACAGGCAATCAATTTTGTTCTGAAACTACTTGGAATTTCTTGCAGTGGTCCTGATACAACTTGCAGCACTTATAAGAAAGTTTGCACTTCTGGTAAGAAAGATAAAGAGGATAAAGACAAGAAGGATTTCCTGGATGATCTTCTAGATGGTATTGATAATCTCTTTGGTGATACTCCTGGAGACTATACTCAGTACACATGCGAGGATGCGTTCACTGGAGCACCATTAGAAATTACTACTGTTGGATTCACAGGTGGTGTTCCTCTTCCATCTGGTGATGGAACAGATGCAGCACAACCAAAAATTTACTACACGATCGATGATCCTACAGCAGTAGAAGGTGATCAGATGGTATTTACTGTCACCAGGAATGGATATCTAGAAGAAGCATCATCTGTTACATACAAAACACTAACTAATCAAGGTAGTGCTACACCAGAAGATGATTTCTTCCCTGAGAATGGTGTATTGGGTTTCCAACCAAAAGAAACTACCAAGACTATCACTGTACAAACTTTGGTCGATAGTATTGATGAACAAGATGAAACACTCTATATCAAACTAGGTGCTAATACGCCACAAGAATCTAGTGGTATTCTATCTGGTTTTATTAAAAATATTGGACAAGGAACAATTACTAAAGTAAAAGAAGATGAAGACTATGATCCTTACTTAGGAGTTCCAGTCAATCCAGAGAAAGGCATTGACGAATTCCTTGATGATGAGGTCATCATCGAAGATGGCGATGGAGACGGTATCTCAGATGACACTGATGATGATAGTTTGATCGATGATGCATCTGGTGCAAGAACATATGAAGTTAGACCTGACAGATCTATCTGTAGCGAAGGACAATTTATCAAGTTCTTCATTAGAACAAGGAATGTTCCTGATGGAACTATTCTTTACTATAACTTGACTGGACGTGACATCACGGCAGATGATATTATTGGTGGTAATCTCAATGGAAGACTTGTTATTGTTGATGGTAGAGCAACCGTCACTGTTGGTATTGAAGAGGATGGTGTTGTCGAAGAACAAGAGACTCTTAGATTCAATCTGAACAATACTGGTGCTTCTGCAGAAGTTCTGATTACTTCTGCTGATGAACAAACCTTAGAAGATTTTGATGAAGGTGTTGGTGAGAGACCAGAGAACATCTATCAAGAGTTTACTGAACCAGAGATTGTTGTTGGTGATATTATTACTGATGACAATGGTGGAATCATTGAGATCCCTGTCAGTAATCCTGGAAGTCCTTGGGCAGAAGCACCTTATGTGTTTGTTGGAGGTAGTGGATTTGGAGCAACTGCAACAGCACTTCTGGATGGTGAAGGATATCTAACAGAGATTCGTATCATTTCTCCTGGATTTGGATATAAGAAGAATCTTTCTGAGAATGTAGGTAAGAGATGTATCATTGATACTTTTACTATGATCAAACCAGGAATTGGATATCTAGAAAAACCAGAAGTTTATATCAATGGTGAATCTGGTCTTGCTGAAGCGATAATTAATGATGATGGATTTGTCATTGGTGCTAGAATGCTTGATAGAACAAGAACGTTTGAGGATTTCCCTGAAGTGAAAGTTATTGGGGGCGGTGGATATGGCGCTAGACTCTTGCCATCATTGGTATGTCTAGATACTGATGGACTATCTACGGTTGGTTCTACCAAGATTGGAACTGGTCGTTATGTTGATTGTCCATAGGAGGTATAACACATGTCTTTACCACTAAGTGCGGCAAGTAGGGAAACTTACGATACAATTAGAAGAGAAGGTGTATTCAGACAGACTACTCCTGATGAAACACAGGAGCAGGGTGGTCTCACTGTAAATCCTCTTATAAAAGGAAGACTGACACGAGCATCTATCTACGAGAGAGAATTTCCAGACAAGATTACACAGGCATTGTGTATTGATGGTCCGAAGGATTCTGATGGTGCTATGACTTTCCATGGTGATGGAGCGATCACTTTGATGACAGGTGTTAGAGATCCTAATAGAGGAGCTGGAAGTGGAAAGTTGAACATCAAAGCATATGGTGGTCAGCAAACATACATGGACAGAGTTGACCTAGAGTTTAATTTTGGAACTGATAGTGAAGAGAAGAGAGGACTTTCGGTTGTATGTTATGGAGATTATATTGAGGAGACTGTAGGATCTGAGCGACACATCATTGCTAAGACTATTAGAATTGAAGCAACCGAAGAGATAGTAATCGCTGGTGGATCTATCAAGTTACAGTCTCAGAGTGACATCGAACTTGCTGGAACATCAATCAACTCAGCATCTATCAACGAAAAAAATATCATCTTGGGTCAGCAGATGACATTTGGTGTGTCTGAGAAGACGGACATCTCGTTTGATCCTCGTGCTAATCAGACTATTCTTTCCCCTGGACATCTCAACCACAAGATCTTGGGAGACTATTGTGTCAATGTTGGTGGAATGGAAGAGCACATCATTGGCGGTGTACCACGTCCAGAGAGTCCTCTGGTCAAAGATAAGTCAAAGTCTTACAGTGTGAAGACACTTGCTCTACCTGTCTCTATAGACGCTGCTACGGGTATCTTACTCAACGCAGGTGGCGTCATAACGAGCACTGCTGGCGGCGCTGTTACTACCACTGCTGGTGGCGCTGTGACTACTACGGCAGTTGGTGCATTGACACTCACAGCAACGCTGGGTATATTTGCAGATGCTGGTATCGCTGGTAAGTTTGAAGCGAAGGGTCTGGACTTTGAACTCAAGTCTCTCTTGGGAGCAAAAGTCAAGTCTGCTGGACCTATCGTTTTACTGAACTGATAAGACGAGTTTATCAGACCTATCGGTTATCCGTATTGAAAACTGGCACATTGGGGCTTGTTTTTTCCTCGCAACCCTGATAAATTGTTTTTGCAGTGGAGGGAACTCCACTCATCATCTGCGGGTAACCATTCCGCAAGTAAACTAAACGAGGTAAAACAACAATGATCAAAACTGCTTTCGCTGCTGCAGCTGCAGCTGTCGCTTTCGCT